TTTGCCCATAGTACTGCTCTCCAACTCGATGCGTCGCACAGCCCAGTAACCCAGCGAACTTCGCAACCTCCGAACGAGTTGTAAGAATGTACACCACGGACAGGCCGCTTGTCAATAGTGGGCCTTGTAGAAATGTCCGGCCAGCCTCCACCGCGGCCCACATTGACACGTGCGGCAACCGCACGAAATGCAGGTACGGACCGCCGTACGTCCACTGCACCAGCGCCAGCCCGCCCAGCCGGCCGGACGCACGATCGAACGCGAGCCACGTCCAGCACGAGCGTGCCGCCCAGTCGGCCCATAGCCACACGTCCGCCGACTCCGGGACTTGTATCAACTGGCGCCAGTCCAGAACCGCCGCCACGTCCAAGTACACGCCGGCTAATACCGCCCGGTCCGTCTCCATTCTCCATGCGTACGTCATGCGTTTCCATGCCAGTTTCTGCGTTATCAGGTCAAAGCCGCCTGTCAATCAATGGTTGGCAGAACCGAAGTCGATCTCTTTCGTGCCGACCACGTAGTTGTGTCCGTCGGCAAAGCGCACGGTCGCCGTGGTGCCGTCAGACCAGACCCACAACACGCGACACTCTACGATGCGGCCGTCAACATCGAGGGAACCAATCCTGCCAACCAGGGGATGCGGCCGACCGGCGGTTTTGCCACGGCGCGTGAAGTTTGCCCTTACCAGTGTTGCGCTCGTTCGCATGGTTAGTCTCCCGCCGGCGGCTGATCCCCGGTGTTCCGAGAACTGGCGCCTGCTGCCGACGGAGTACCGCGGCGTAAAGCAGCGGTGGCGCGGACGTTCCGGTGGAACCGGATCTTGATTTGGACGGTGCGCAGGTCCACCCACTTGCCGCCGCGCGCCAGGATGCGAAACTGCACGTCGTGGGCCAGGCCGCAGTCACAACAGGAGAGGCGGTAGTTCGTCGTGCGCGGCGTTATCCAGGGCGTCCAGCCGTTCGCACCTTCGATCATTCGTTTGTGTCGCATGGGCTTACCTCTTATTGCGGCGACTCGTAACCCTGGTCTGCCCCGTGCGCCTGTGGTGCCGGCGGCGGTGGCGCCACGGTCAGGCCTGCGTGTCGAGCCCGGATTCTGTCCCGCAGCGCGGCCACGTCCATGTTGCCGCGGATGGCCGGGTCTTCGTCGAAGTCCGTTTCGATCAGCCACGCCAGTACGGCGCACGTGTCCGGGTACTCGGCCAGCCACCGGTACGCCTGGGCAATGCGGGAACGCAACCGTTGTTCGCGGTACGCCGCCTCTTCCAGTTTACGCACGCGCTTGGACCATTGCAGGGTGATCATGTCGCGCCCCTTGCTTTTGTCTGGCTCATGATTCGCTTGTTTTCAGCGTTCCAGGTTGCCAGTGCGTCGACATCGGTGGCTTGACGGGACACATAAACGTCTACGCCTTGGAACGTAAGCCGAACAGTCATGTCCAGGCGCTTGGCCACGTAGATGGCGGCGTGTAGCGATGGTTCAAGCGTATCGTCGGGATCAGCTACCAGGCGGATTTTCATCTCCTCTTACCTCCTTCTGCTGAACGGGTTGGGCGCGACCACAGGCGCGAACCGTGGCGGGTGGCGCCGTTGGGTCAGCACGCTGGGCGCCACGACCGGTCCGCTTGGCCTTGACATACCGGGACGCAGTTCAGCCAAAGCCCAGTATCGCGCCGCGTCAATGCCGTGATTCCAGGCATCGATCGGGTGATCCAGCCACACCCCGTCGCTTTTGCGCCGGTCCCACGTGTAATTCTCCAGTTCCCGTTGCAGGTTTTGGCTGCTGATGTGGATCCGCAGCCGCCGGCGCCGTAACAGGTCCAGGCCGTGCAGGATCGAATCCGGTGTCTTCACGGTCGGGACCACGTTGTACCCGGCAATCTCCAGTACGCGGATGCTTTCCGCCTGGGCGCTGTCCGCGTGCATCCGGGCCGTCTTGTCCACGCCTAGCGCCTCAAGCTTGCCCTGGATGCTTGGCTCGTTCGGCTTGGATGCGTTCCGGCCGACGAGCAGCCCCGGTTCGTAGACCAGTTCGCGGATGTACAAATCGTCCTGGAACAGCGCGCACTCAACAACGGCCGTGGGGTCCAGGCTGAACCCAAAGTCGAGTCCGTACCCGTAGCGCTGGCAGTTCATGCGGTCGGGCCAGTCCTCTGTTACGCTCCAGAGCGTGAATACCACACCCTCGCGCCGGCCGCGCTTGCCCAGGCCGTACACCTGCCAGTGCCATTCATCGGCGGTTCCGGCCTCGATGTTCTTCGGTGTCGGCTCGTACGCCTCGATCTCGGCAATCTGCGTATGGGCAAGGAACGGGTTGTCGCGGTACGTGGTGTGACAGTACGTGTAATCGCTGGCCGACCGCTTCAGGATGCGTTCGAATACCCAGTGGTGTGTCAGGCTCGGGTTGAAGTCCAGGATGCGCAGCCGCGTCGTGCGCTGGTTCAACTGCGTCCATGCCGCGTAACTGATCTCCATGGCCTCGTTCAGCCAGCAAATGTCCTGGCGCCGGCCGTGCAGCTTAAAAGGTTCGTGCGTGCCGCCGAACTCCAGTGTGCTCCCGTTGTCGAACGTGTACACTTTCAAGACCGAGTTCCAGCAGCGTGCCTGCCACAACTCATAGTCGGCCATGATCTCTTTGAAGTCCGGAATGATGGACTTCTCGCACGTTGTTCCATCGTCGCGACCGGCGAAGATGCGGACCTTACTGGCGTACGCCTGCTCGATCAGGTACTGCAGGATGGCCCACGTCTTGCCGGATCGCGTCGATCCTTCCAGGACTACAATCGGCTTGCGGTTGGCGGCCAGCGCGAAGTAACTCCGCGTCGCCACGCGCTCGACCTCGGTCGTGGTCTCTTGGTTGGCGTCAGCGTCGGTCACGGTTGCGGTGTGTCCTGGTCAGGGGGTGACGCGGGCAATTCGGCGGCGGGGGCCAGCGGCGGCGGGCCGTCCATCAGGGTATGAGGCTCGTGGTCCGGCGGACGTGCCGCTACGAACCGTATCACGCGCGCAGGCCCGCCCTTCAGCGTCACGCGCTCGGGTTTGTGGTACCCGCGCAAGCGCGCCAACTCCGCAATGGCGGCTATCCGCTCGGCCGCTTTTGCCTCTTTCAATCGGCAGATATCTGTCAGTATGCGGCATGCCTCGTCATGCGTCGCAATCGCCGCCGCTTCCGCCTCTTTCCGCAGCCTGTCAAGCTCGGCCTGGACGTTAGCTTTGGTAAGCAATCGTGACGCTTCTACCGCACTTCCCCGCACGGCATACCCAGCGCGGATCGCCGCCTGCCGGCCGTTGCCGTCGGCCATGTATTCGCGGCAGAACGACCGTTGCTTGTCGGTCAACTGCTCGGCTGGCCTGGTCTCAGTTGTTTGGCTATCGGCCATTAGCTACTGGCCCCAGGTGCCGGACTCGGCCGCGTCATGCCATGCCACCTTTGCGGCCGCCTTGTTCTCGTCTCGGCGCATCGGATACCAGGTTGCGTCTGTCCGCGGCTCATGGTGCACGTGCACAACCTGGCTGGCCCGGCGCTTGACCTTCATGCCCAGGAACCTGGCGCGGATAACCAGGTCACCGTCCTCGAACCCGTACCCGTACTGGCGCTCGTCGTAACCCTTCAACCGTGCCCAGTCCTCGGCCCGTGCCGCCACGGTACCACAGCCCTGCTGCCACTTCTTAGCGTCCCGGATCTGCTCGAACGTCACGCCGGCCGCCATCATGTAGTACGGGGCCAGCACTTCCCCAGCGGTCTGCGGAACCAGCTTTTCGGCGTCCAGGATGAACCGATCGGACAGGATGCAGTCGATGTCCGTCTTGATGATCACGCCGAACCCAGCCGCGTACGCAGCGCGGATACCGGCGTTGCTCGCGCGTGCCGGGCTGTACTGGTCCATGGCTGGCGGCTGTATCACCTGTACCCATGGCGCACGGTCGGGGTCCAGGTCCGTGACCAGGTACACTTCCTGTTTCAGCTCCTCGACCACTTCCGCGTTGCGCGCCAGCCATGCGGCCCAAGCCTCGGCCGGCAGCCTGACCGAGCACACCACAATGGCCATGCCGCGCCGCGCAGCCCCGGCCAGCACTGGCACCGGCGCCGGCTCCACGGTCGATACCACGGGCTCGATTCGTGGCGCTTCCGCCGCGGCAAGGACCGTCGCCGGTACGGCCGCGGCCACCGCCACTGCGGTGGCGCTTTCGACCAGGTCCGGGCCCGTCACGGCCGGCAGCACGTCGATCTCGGACTGAAGGCCGTCCTCGGTTAGCCTCCAGGACAGCCGGTCCGGATCGGGCAGCGTCTCGGGGTCCGGGTTCGGCCAGACCCAGACTTCGAAGTCCGTCGGCTCGATCTCCTGCCCGTCCCAGACCCAGGCTTGGCGGTTGTCCTCGAACATGACGTGCCCCATACCCCAGCCCGTGAACTCGGTAGCGTCGATCTTTCGGCGCTTGACCACGATACGGCCACGGTTGGCGCGCGTGACCTCCACCCGGTGCCGGCTCGCGTATACGCCAATGTGGTAGGCGTGGAAACTGCGCCCGTCGTTGACCCAACCGGGCGCTGACACGTCCGGCCCGAACCGGGTCACGCAGCAATCCCCCGTGTCGACCCGGATCAGCTTCAGGTACCCGGCGCGTGGCCAGCGCTTCTTCTGCACAAACCCGCGCCGTCCGTTCACGAACCCGAGCGGAATCCACGCCGGCCCGGCAGACACCAAGGCCGCCGGACTGTTCAGGATTCCTGGCCCCTTGATTGCGTCCGTTACGCGGCCGGACCAGTTTGCGCCAAGATCGCCGTGCGGAATGTGCACGCACACCACGCCCGGCAACCACACGCGTTTCGGGGCCGGGAACTTGCGCTGGAAATGGTTGTCCACGCCGCCGGCGGTCCCGAACTTCTCCGAGTACAGATGCGGCCACGTGTCGTCACGCAGCGCACTGGCCAGCGGGCTGAACAACTGGAAATACCCCCAGGGCATACGGTTCGTTGTCGGGTCCTCCATCTTCAGCCGCGTGGCCGCGCCGGGGTCGGCCTTGAACTCGGCCAGCCACTTTTGTCGCTCGGCCAGCTTCGGACCGCGACGTTCCGCGTAGTACAGGCACCCGGGGTTCAGCACCAGTTCGGTGAGCATGTCCCGGAGTCCGGCCGGCAAGATGATGTCCGCGTCCGTGATCAGGATCCAGCCGTCCGCATCGCACGCCGCCACCCCGTCGTTGATCATCTTTCCCTTGTTGAACGGCCCCGCCTCCTGAAACCGGTCCGACACGACTAGCGTGGCCCCGTGCTTCTGCGCCATCTCCTGCGTGGGCTTGTCATGGCTCGAGGTCACGACCACGAGGCGGTCAACCTCTTTGACGTTGCGAAAGAGCGTTTCGGACAGGAAGTCCGAGTACCCCACGCACACCAGCACCGCCTGCACCTTGCGCACCCGCAGCGGCTCGACGGTCGCCGGAACGACCCGCGCCGTGTTGCCTTCGGCCGCGGGCAGGTACGGTTCGCACTCCGTCACGTTCCGCTTGTACAGCGCCCGATCGTACTTGGCCGCGTCTAACACGGCCACCTTGCCGGCCGCCAGCTTGCGACTGCCAAGCTCCTTCAGTCGCGCTTCCCAGGCCGGCGACACGTCGTCGGTGCCGTCCGTCGCGCGCCGCCGCGGCACGGCCAGGCAGCCGCTGCACAGTTCGCACCACGCGAGCTGGCCGCCGAACTCGGCCGGGGTCCGCCCCCACCAGCCTTTTTCGATTGGCCATCCTCCGGGGCCGCCGGTCAACATGTCCATGGCGGCGGCTACTTCGCAGAAGAACGCACCCTTGGGCGTGATCGAGGCGGACCACAGGTTCTGGATCCAGCATTCGTCGCGCAGCGCCGGCCATTCGGCGTCCGTGATGCCCAGCTCACGGCGCGTGATCATCAGCGCCTGGTGCTCGCCGGCGTGGCTGTGGTCGTTCAGGCACTGGTATCCGTACACGTCCCGAATGACCTCGAAGTTTCGCGCGTACGCCAGGCCAAGGCTCGACCACAGCCCGCGCGGCTGACCCTCGACTTGTGCCCAGTGCCGGTTTCGGTACTCGCAGAACTCGTCCGCCCGTATGGGATCGCCCACGTGGGCCGCCGAAACGGCGCCAGGCCGAAAGCGCGCCTGCCGCAAGTACCGGCTGAACCGCTCGAACTCCGGGTGCAGCGTCGGCTCTCCGCCCATGATCCCGACCATGCCCGGGAAGTCCTTGAGGCTGTCGACCGCCAGCTTGAACGTGTCCCAGTCCATCATGAACGGTTTCCGGTGATGCCCGTTGAACCGCGTGCAGTTGCTGCACCCGTGCGGGCAGGCGTTGGTGATCTCGATCTGGATGATCTTCATGTCGGCCGGGCTCTTCATGCGCGGGCTCCTCCTTCAACGAGTCGTTTCAACAGGTTGCGAACTTCGCACGTCACTGCGAACTGCTGCCGGACGGTCGGGTCCGGACGGGCGGCCGGGAACAGCGGTTCCGCGGCCAGGCACTGGCGCACTACGGCTCGCACGTCCACGTGGCCAGGCAACCGCCGCGCTTCGGCACGCCGCCGCCGCGCCGCTTCAACTCCCAGCGTCCGCCCGGCTGCGCTCAACTCCATCTGTTTCATGCCGGTTTCCTCCATGTGGCGGTGACAACTGCTTCTGGCGTTCCCGGATCGGTCCGCATGTAGAGCAGCTCTAACCCCAGCGCTGCACCCCAGTTTGACAGTGTGATGGTGGACAGGCCCCACCAGTGGTCCGGGTTCCAGCGGTCCGAACCGTCCGGGACCACGATCAGCAGCCAGTTGCCGGGCGCGACCAGCGCCACCATGCGCTCGAAAGCCGCGTCCGCCGCGTGGAAGTGCTCGAGGGCATGCACCGCCACCACGGCGCCACGCGCCTCGTCCAGGTGCGCGGTCTCCAGTGTCCGGCACACGACCGGCACGCCGTACGCCTGGCGGATGTACCGCGCCGCCCACCGGTCCGGCTCGACCGCCGCGTACTGGCACCCGGCCCGCAGGAACAGAGGGACCAGCCGCCCGACACCGGCCCCGATTTCCAGAACGTGCGCCGCCGGCTCGATGCGGGTCAAGGCCCGCAGCGCCTCGATGTGTACCGGACGGTTGCGCGGCGTGATGCCGTCCTCGTGCCACATTGCCATCCCGGGAGTGCGGTAGTAGTCCGCCCCGCCACGGTCGCCGGCCGCACGGTGCGCGTAGCACCGCTGCAGCTTTTGCCACGCCCCGCACCGCGCGCAGTGCTGGAATTCGCATCCACACCCGCGTTCGTTCGGATCCTCAACCCACTGGTGAGAACAGGCCGTCATGGGGTGTTCCTTCCCGTCTATGGCCAGCTTGGCGGCTGGATCCCACTGGCTTGCCCCGTGTTGATTGTGTTGACGAACTCTTCGTAGGACCAGCACACCGCCACGTGCCAGCCATTCCGCTCCAGGGCCTCAAGCCGCCGCGCCTGCGCGTCGGTCAGCCGGCCGCCGGGAACCTTGAGTTCGACGGCCCACGGCACACCGCGCACCGCGAAGACCAGGTCCGGCCACCCGATCTTCTCCCGGGCGCGCGGCGACAGGTGCAGGTACTCGATGCCGATCCGCCGCAGGTAGCTCTCGCAGTCCCGCTGCAGGGCGCGTTCGCGCCGCGCCACGCTGGCGGCCTTGCGCTCCGCGGCGGTGCACACTCCGCACGCCTTGCGGTCCGCGTCGCTCATCAGTCCCACCCAGCGCTCGGGCACCACTGGCAGTCGCATGGCCATGCGGTACAGGCTCCTTTCCAATCCGCCGCAGGTAGCTCTCGCAGTCCCGCTGCAGGGCGCGTTCGCGCCGCGCCACGCTGGCGGCCTTGCGCTCCGCGCAGGA